TAGGGCAGTGGTGAAATACGTATAATCAAAAAGGTGTTGTGAATATGTGCTGTGTTTATATTAGGGGCTATAGGAAGTGGCGCTCTCTCTCACAACATAACATTATTTTTTAGAGAACGTGACCCCATGAGTTACCACTCATACGGTTGGCATCGGGCCGAAACGAAGGGTCGTTGCACGCTACAATAAACGCCCGAATAGGGCGTAACCGAGCGAATGCGAGCAGGAAATGTGTACGGAACTTAAAAAAAATCAATAAAAAAAAGCCCCCGAGATGCCGTAGCACCCCGAGGGCAAGTGGACGGTTTACCGTATTATATCACAAAGAACAGACTTAATCTTGTTTTGCTTGTAGTGCTACAATCATAGCCATTAATTCCTCAATTGTAGGTGTAGCATCAACTTTTGTTGCTTTTGTTTTCTTACTTGTAGTAACTGTTTTTTCTACAGTTACATGAGCACCCAAGTTTTTCTTTTGTGAAGCAACTTTAAGGGAACTGAATTGTCCGATTAAAGGCTTATCAAATTTTGCTTGCTCTGCTGTGAATAAAGCCATTCTTGCTGCTCTACCTTTAGGGGCACCTACGTGCCAATCACTTCCTACTTGTGCTCTTAATACTACTTTAGCAGCATCCCATTCTGTATGAAGTACTTTCACTTTAGTGCCTGACCCAGTACTACCTATTACCTCATTTCTTCTTGCACAGTATGCAAACCATTGTTGTTCGTTCTTATTGCCGTTATCATTACTTTTATTAGCCATTTTCTTCAACCTCAATACTAACTATAGTGTTTCTTTATATACTGAATGCTCAAAATCGATATTCTCATACTATGTTCCGCAGTGTATGTTCCGTACTAAAGCAGAGGGGGCATAAGACCCCCTCCGTATGGGTGGGAACAAGGGTTGAAGGCTTGGCAAAAAGCATCATGCTCACACAATATATGTAGCGTAATGCTCGTTAAAGATAATGAGTGTGATGTGATGCCTGTGGTTTGGTATAATTTATGCCCACGGATATACAAAAGTTATGGAAAACACATTAACGGGAATGCACCACATCACGTATGAGCGTAATGCTAACACGTTGTTAAAGTTTACACCGTAGCGGCACGCTGCAAGGCAGCGTTGCGCTACACATACACGTAGTACCCTAGTTCCGCACCCTAGTTCCGCACCCTTAGGCGGAGGCATAGGTAGTTCCGCATCAAGTTCCGCTCCTTTAGTCACGCACAGATTTCCGGCAAATTTTGACTGAGCCTCCAAATGTGACCTTGATTTTTATAAAAAATTTTTAGAAAAATTTTATCATGTCCATCTACTTCCGCTAGTTATGGTCAGTGCATTCGATAGCGCATGGGATGTTGTTAAAGCAGCCGCTAGAATGTCTCCTGTTGGTGAAAGTCAAACTAGAACTTCGTTTAGCCATGGACCGGGACCAAGAGGATTTTTTGGAAGCCCACGAGCATCAGAAAGAGAAGACAGACCAAGGGAAGCACCACCAATGGCTACCACTGGACCAGTTAGTCCTGATGAATCATTAGCAGAATCATTTACAACTCATCCTGAAGTATACGTCCAACCTGATGTCAATAGAAAATTTATGTCACAAGGCGAGGCAAAGCCTATGACAATGCAAGATAATGTTGACATGACACCGATAGAAGAGGCCATAAGAGATATGCAAAGACAGAGGGAAATGGCATTCAGACAAAGTCCTGAAGGTAGAAGGCAAACATTCAAAGAAACTATGCAAGAGCAAGGAAGTCCTTATCAACGTGGTATGAGAAGTAACTACGCAAATCAATGATACATTCATGACATATGAACAAATGCTCAGTTTGTCGTTGTTTTTTTGGTCATTTGTCTATGGATTAACATTTAAATCGTCCTCAAGTAGAACAATTGTCAGTATTAGACCCTCGAAAGCACCTCCTTCTGAGGTTTTTGAAAAAGATTATGAATAAGTAAACTATCGCAAACGTATGAGCGATGCTTTCGGTCAGGCTTGGGGTTTATTCAAACAAGAGGGATTCAAAGGCATTTTAGAAACACAAGGTCCTGAGGCCGCTACTAATTTTTTGGTTCGTTCAGGAATGTCAAAAGAAGAGGCGCATGCTAAAATTTTAGGTAGTATGCACAACATGGGTCCTATGAACAAGGCTTTTGATTTTCTAAAAGCGCTCAATGTTCCAAGTGGTCAAACAGGCACAGGAGATATTAATCCTGAACATCAAATGTTACTAGATAGATTCAGTCAAACATACAACCCTAGAAGAATGCAAACTTTTACTAATCCAGCAGGATACAGAGAAGCGACAACTCGTCCTGAAGATGACCCTGATTTTGTAGACTTCATGAGACAATATGGTGTTGACATCACAAGTCCTCCTCCTAAACCCGAGCCAATGGGCTTCCCAACTTACGTAAAAGACCCGGTGGCACCTATGGTCAAACCGGTTTACCCTACAGATGAAAGAAGCGCACAGGCTCCTATTGTAAATTATGCAGGAGACCAATACGGAGGAGACCAACAACCTCGAAGATTCAGTCTTGAAGATTCATTAAATAATTCAACTGACGACCATTTATTCGCTTTAAATGCTAGAATGGATTTACATCCGAGATACGCCACAAGAGATGTTTATATAGAAAATATACTGAGAAATACTAGAGACCCCGTTATTACAAGAGGGTTGTTAGAACAGATAAGAGGAAGAGATTTTTCTGATGTAACAATGCGTCAAGTGTGAGCAAAGTTACCTACTAATTTATTTTCTACACTGACATGCGACCTACATGTCAACACTATTTATAGCGGGAGCAATAGCAATAACTCTACTTTTAGTAGCATGGTATGTACTCTATCAGGCAATTACATTTGACCTTGATGATTTATCATTCACTGAAACAGAGATAGAACAACTGAATCAAGATTTTAAAGGGGGACTGAGGAATGTTAGGAGGAATAATTAGAACATTTCTTAGACTCATGGGATGGGTCTATGTATTTATAGAACAATTTGTATCTTATCCGAATGACGGTAATATATTAGGTATGGACATTGATGAAGATTTTCAAAAAATGTCACGTAGAGAACTATGTGCTTACATAGATTCTATGAATGATAAAAATAAATCTAACATCACTTTTTGGGATTTAGACTCAACTACTAAGATACGATATGGGTGTCAAATAGCACGTCTTAATGGATTGGTTAAAGATGGACGTAAATAATTTTCCTCAGATTGATGGTCCTAGAATGGCAGATGCGTGTGAGCAAGTCAAGGGTTGTTTAAACGGGGATATTTTCAAATTTGGGCCCATAGTGGCGGGTGTTTTAATTGCTATAGAGGTTTTGTTTTGGGTGAGTTTAATTACTTTGTTTGTTAAGAGAGTAAAAAAGAAATCTACTTAAATATTTTAAACTAACACTTTTTAGCGCACACATGACTCCTATGCAAAAAGCCATGGAGGTACTAAAAAGAACTACTTCTGATGTTAATAAAGCCCCTAGAATACCTAGAAAAAAGGGACAGCCAGCGGGCTCAAAAAAACATTCTGATTTATATACAGATGAGAATCCTAAGGGGACTATACACGGATTAGGTTTCAAAAATCCAGCAAAGGCGAGGCAATCGGTATCTAAAATTAAAAACAGTAGTCGTTCTCATGCTCATAAAACCCAAGCAGCAATCGCCATGGAACAAAGAGCAAGAGAGATGGGTAAAACTTCTGAAGCCAGTATTTATCGTAACTTTATTGAGCAGCAGAAAAAGAAGACTAAAGCCATGAAAAAAATGTTTAGGTGATGTAATGCCATTTGAAAGTCAGGCCCAACGTAGATTTATGTACGCAAAAGACCCAAAAATGGCTCGTAGGTTTGAAAAAAAGACTCCTAAAAATAAAAAATTACCCGAAAGAAAAGGTAAACCAATAAGAAAATACTATATGAATAAAAGCGATGGGGCACACATGATGAGTGCGTTTGATTCCGCATGGCTTGTACTAAAAGCACCAATAGATGAACAAGGAAATTTTGTGCATGATTCAGCACCATCCGAAGAATCTATGAGCGATAATAGAGGAACATTAGGAGATTTACCAAACATGGGTGCTAATCTTAGATTAAGCGACCTTGCTGATTTACCAGCGGAATTAGCACAAAAAATAATAGACCATCATTTCCCAAAAGAAGAAGAAGTTAGAGCACCACCAATGCCTTTCTATTCTTCAACAGACAGAGGATACAACCCTGAGAGAGAAATGTCAATGGGAGAAACCATGGGATTCGCAAAACCTGTTAAAGTCAATAAACCAATGCCTCAAGCCCAAAGAAGGGATATGATTGAAGAAGAGGAAAAAGATGCCGAATGATAGGTGAGTTGATGTGCCTGAGTCTGATGTTTTAGTAATAAAAATGCCAGCACTAGCACCGTTTGCGAAAAAAGTACTCACAGCAATAGGCGCTAAAGCAGTAGCGGATAAAGTTGTAGGCTCTGATGATAAAGAAAAAAATACTAAACTTCAAAATGCGAAAGCAGCAGCACAAATGGCTCAACAACAACAAGCCATGGCTCAACAAAGAACTCAAAGTAGAGAAGATAGAGCAAGAGGCATGTTAAATGCTGGTATTCGTGGGGGCACTCAAAAAAGTGAAGATGTGATAAATATGTACGATAACGATGCTATGAACAAAGCGTGGAATGAATTAAAAGAAAAAAATAGGGAACTTTTGAGTAAAAAAGTAAACGCCGCTGGTAATTACACAAAACCGGGAATGCGTAAAAGATTATTCAACAGGATAAAAGCAGGTAGTAAAGGTGGTAAGCCGGGTCAATGGTCTGCTCGAAAAGCACAATTACTTGCTATGAGATACAAAAAGAAAGGTGGAGGGTATCGTGACTAAGAGTAAAGACCAACAATCTTTAACAGAGTGGACTAAACAAAAATGGGAATTTGTTGGAGACGACAAAAAAGAAATGAAAAAACCTCGTTCACAAAGAGGTCGATACGCTCCTAAATCAGTCGCAGATAGTATGACTGCCTCGCAAAAAGCGAGTGAAAATAAAAAGAAAAGAGAAGGGCACAAAAAAGGAAAGCAACATGTACCAAGAGGAAAGGGTGTGAAACCAATGTATCAAAGAGTAGAAAAATCAGATGCATTCGAGGCGGCTTGGGAATTATTGAAAGCAAAAAAGAAGTCAAAACCTTTTCACGGGTATAACCCAAGTAAACATCATCGTAAAGGTGGATTAAGTGCTAAAGGTAGAGCGAAAGCAAAAAGAGAAACTGGTGCTAATCTAAAACCACCAGTTACTACCAAACCTAGTAAATTAAAACCGGGCTCAAAAAAAGCAAAACGTAGAAAATCATTTTGCGCTAGAATGACGGGTGTTAAGGGACCTACTAGTAAAAAAGGAAAATTAACACCTAAAGGTGCGGCACTTAAGAGGTGGAATTGTTGAGTCACGCATCTATAGTTAAGGCTTGGGCTTTACTAAAGGGTAAAGAAGATGCTCCTAACTATAGAAAAGCCACTGGACGGAAAAAATGTGGTAATTGTAAAGCATGGGATTCGTCAAAAACTGACGACCCTATGACAGGATATTGTGAGTGGTACGATTTTATTTGTCGTGCTGACCACGTATGTGATGCATGGGCGGGGAAAGAATGAAACCAATGGACATCGCTATGCGGTTGCTGAAGATGCCCCAAGAAGCAAAGGACTACGCAACTCAAATTCATGAAGGACAGATGTATGGTGAACAACCTTACATGACTCATGTGGAAGATGTAGCAAGTGGATTTGATGACCCTCATCTTCAACGTATTGCGTATCTTCATGATACAGTAGAAGATTCAGAAACGGGTATTGGAGAAATTCATGAGCGTTTCGGAGAAGATGTGGGTCATGCAGTTGATGCTCTCACAAGAAGACAAGGTGAACAATACTTTGATTACATTAACAGAGTAAAGGAGCATCCTGAAGCAACACAAGTTAAATTGGCCGATTTACATTCTAATTTAAAGAACAACCCGAATGAAAGTTTAGCAAGGCGTTATCAAAAGGCAATAGGTATATTGACGAATAAAAGTGAACCAATGGACATCGCTACGCAGTTGCTTAAAAATTCTATAATGAAATACGATATGTATGGTGAAGACACTCCTGAATTGGCTCAAGCACTTTTAAACCCGCCTCCTAAAGATATTACTTATGTTACACCTGAAGGTGTAACAGAAAAATACGATAGTCGTGAAAGTTTATTTCGTGGAGGTGCTAGAAATCCCATAACAGACGCTAATTCTGCTGTAAATGCCGAAAGATACTATATGAGAAATTTTTTCACAAATCAATATAATACTGCTAGTAATTATAGTCTCGCTGGTCCTAGTAGCCCTGAGTGGAAAGCCCACAATGAGTGGTATAATAATCACCCTTACAAACAAGAAATGAATAGACAATGGGCTTTAGGTTTACACCCTCGACATATGAGTCGTCTTAATGAGGCTGGAAAAAGAGATGATTTAATGCATGCAGGGAAAAACCCTGAAACAGGTAGATATAACAAAAATTTTGATGTGCCGAGGTCAGTCGAATACAATAGAAGACACCCTGATACCCCTTTATCTAATAGACCATCACAAAGATTTATTGATTGGTTGAATAATTATGGTATTGAGATTGATGATTACCTAGCAGAACAAGGTATTGGTCATTCTGAAAAGGCTCGTAAAAGACATGCAGAGTTAAGAGAAAAACACGAAGTCGATGTTCCTCACGAAGAAAGGCGAAGAAAACGTGATGAAATGCTTGCTGAAAGAGAAAGAAGACATAAGATAAGATTAGAAAGACAGAGTAAAAGTCTTGCAGAATACAGAGCGATAAAAGACGCTAGAAGAAGGTCTAAATTGGGTGAAAAAACAGGGTGGTCGAAAGATGAGAGTGGGGCTTGGGTTTATAATGCAGAAGAGGATGAAACACTAGAAAAGGGAGATGCTATGAGTAAGGCTTGGTTTAGTTTGTTGAAAGAAAGAGTTTCCCCTGAGGCTAAAAGACATAAACTAGAATATGATAAAAAATACGAGTCAACCCCTGAAAGAGTAAAGTATAGAGAAGAGTTGAATCGAGAAAGAAGAAGAAGGGGAATGTATGGAGACCACTCAGGTAAAGATATTAGCCACACTGAAGGTGGTAAATTAACAGTTGAATCTGAACATGAAAACAGAGCGAGGCATTTCAAAGATAGAGGAACACTTAGACGGATAGCAAAAGGGATGAAAGAAGACATTGAATTACTTCAAAATTTACTAAGTGGTCCTATGGATGAACAAGATGAAAAAATAGCCAATGCGCTAGAGAGAAAGATAAAAGAAGAAGATGAAGAAGAAGAAGAGCCATATATCGCTCATGAATTTTTCATATAGTTGTAAAGATTGTAAGTATAATAGTATGTACAATATACTATTTTGTATAATAATATAAATAATTAAAACTATACAATTAATTAACTTAACAATATAAATTTTATATTCTCACTCCCTTCCTCCTTGTCTATGCTGATACACGAAGTCGGGCCTAGAGATGGATTACAGGGTCACTCTATCAAACTATCAGTAAAAGAAAGAGTTGATTTAATTAGGCAATTAAACGATGCTGGAATAAATCACATAGAGTTTGGTGCTTTTGTTCATCCTAAAAGAGTACCCAACATGGCTGATTCAGATAAAGTGTATCAACAATTAAATGAACTATCTTGTGAATTCTCTGTTTTAATACCCAATAAACACGGTTTTGAAAAAGCAAAAGAACTTGGTATAAAGAAGGTTAATATATTTTTCTCTTGCTCTAATGAGTTTAACCAAAGAAACCTTGGTAAAAACATGGAAGAGATAATAGAAGAGTTCAAAGAAATGCTAAAAGATACTCCAAAAGAAAATGTCAGAGTTTACATCTCTACTATATTCGGTTGTCCTTATTTAGGTGTACCGAGCGATGATATGGTGATTAATGCTGTAGAACAGGCTAGTCGATTAGGAGACACTATTGTTCTTTGTGACACAATAGGTTCTGCTGACATCAATACCTTAGCCAAAATTTTAGATTTGGTTAAAGATTATAATATTAGTTTGCATTTACATGGTGAAAATTTATTGGATAAAGTCGAGATAGCCTATGAAAAAGGAGTCAGAGAATTTGACTCTAGTATTCACGGATTAGGAGGTTGCCCTTTTATGCCTAATACTAAAGGTAACTTATCCACTGAAAATCTAGTAGATTGGGCACATAAACGTGGTATAGAGACTAATATTGACATAAATAAATTAAAAAATATACACATACCTCACTGAGCATAACCTTTATGTTGACCTCTCTAGTGGACACATCAGTGGTCCTAATGGATGGTCAAGAACAACATGATGCGGAAATAAGATTAATGGGATTGATATTAGCACAAAGTGCTCTAGTCGGAGTAGCCGTTGGAGTATTCGATGCTGATATTTGGTTAATAAACGACACACCTTGGTTAAATGGTTTTACTTACGCCATGGCAGCATTTTTTGTACAAGGAATAGCATATTATGTATTCAAAATGTTTTTCGAGCAAGGTATGCAAGAAAGAGTCAGAACAACTAATTTAGACAGAAATCGTCAATATCAATACAGAGTCATGCAAGAAAATTTTGATAAAAGAAGAGCGGATATGGAACTAAGAATGAGAGAAGCGCAATTAGAACAAGAGTTAAGATGGATGGAACAAAACCCCGGTCAAATACCTCCTTCTTGGGGAGTACAAGGTGGGCCACCATCGTTAGTTTCTCAATATTATGATGAGCCTCCTAATTTACCATCTCATTCTGCTAGTGTTAGACAGCCTTTGTCTTTAGGCATAGAAGTAGAAGAAAATGTTAGGTTAAAAAAAGATGGAACTATAGATAAAAGATATAATAAAAAAACCGCCCCCTCTGATAAATAAGGGAGTGAAACTAGTGGGACGTATTTTTAAAACACCTTCTGATAATGCTACAGAGGGGACACTTAGAGCCATACATTTAGCCAACACCGTAGACACTACATATGAAAGAACTTGGGGATGGTTTAAAGCAATTGTGTTTTCAATTATATCCGCACTTGTAATTAGTGGTTATGAATTTCATAATCAAGAATTTAGTTTTTATGAAAATACTGTAAACTGGGTAATTGAAAAGTTAGAGGGTTTAATTAATTGGTTAATTTGGTGGAATTAGAACATGGTAGAACCAGCAAGTACTGCTCTTGTTGGAGCAGCGATGTGGGGACAGCATTTATTTAATTCTTACAAACCCCGTAGAGTAGGTGTTTATGGAGCACCCATGGTTGGTAAAACAACGCTTGATAGATATATGACTACACCGGGTGAAATGGAGGATATACCCGAAGAAGATAGAACCACACATTCTCGTATTCTTAAAATAGGTAAATATAAAATGCCTAAACCCACTAGAAAACGTGTTAGTTGGAGGGGAGAAAAAAGAGTTGTATATTCTGCTGATTTAGGAGGTCAGGAAAGATTTTGGAATCTTTGGATAGAAGATATGGTGACTAGAGGAGTAGAAGCCGTTGTTTACGTATTTGATGATAGGGCCTTCAAGGGAGGAGATGCTGGTGTTCAACAACTCGCTGGATTTCGTTATCTAGTTGATTGCCTCATAAATAGAAATTATCGTTATCGTTCTATGTGGTCAAGGTTAAAGGGAAGAAAATACAGACCTAGAGTTGTAATGTTAATTGCTAATAAAGCAGATAGATTCTTTGATGAAACTGCATCTAAATTATGGCATGATGGTAGAATAGGAGAGCATAAAATTTTCGACCCTTTCAGGGATGACCTTATTAAATTACAAAAAGCGGGCATTCCTACTAAACGCTCTTTTATGGCTACACGTATAGGATGGAATGTAGAACAATGCATGTTAGACCTCTTGACCACATGATTGACCTTAACAATAACCTTTTGAATAAAATATACGTGGGATAGACATGGGCACAAAGAATACATCCACTGTTTTAGTATCTACAGGTGGAGGTAGTCGTAGCCTTAGAACTACAATTCCAATGTGGATTGTAGACCACTATAACTTAGATGCAGGGGATAAAGTATCTTGGAAATTTAAAGTGGAAAACGGTGATATGGTAGTAATGCTTAGACCCGTACAAGGAGATGAAAATAAATGATGTTTCAACCTACAGCCTCGCAGCCGTTATATACGGTTAATGAGGCCCATTTAGCCAGTTTAGCAGGTCAAGGTAATCAACAACTTACTCACGCTGCGTTACAAGAAATGATGGCTGCTCAACAAGGAATGCAAGAAATAGCCGCAACTCAAAATATAGAAGTGCCCAAAGTAAATTTTTACCCAAGCACACATCCTGACCCGAGAAAAGCACGTAGAAGAGATATTAAACAAGCATACAAACTTTTACAACCAGCAAAACGTTCAATATTCAACCCTATGCGATGGTTATTTGGAAGAAAATATCGTTACAACAAAGATACTGGTACTTGTGTTGTCGATGGTGCTAATGTTGCTGAACTTATAAAACACGATAATCTCTACATGAGAATTAGTGATGAGGAGACTGGTCGCTCTCTATGGGAAATGTATTGGGAAAACCCTGTTACTGGTCAACCTGAGGCTTTTATTGCTCGTGACAAAGTCACAAGTGGTAAAAAAATGAGAGGAACATATTGTCCTGAACATCTTCATTTGTATCATTTATTGTGTAAGTGGGAGGCAGAAGAAGATAAACAAAATGAAATGAATCCAAGCCGACTTCGTGATAAAGTGAAACGTGGAGTTTCTATAGTTACAGTACCTGTAGCATCTTTTAAAAAGAAAGACCCTACTCCTGAAATGTTAAAAAAATATGAGCCATTTTTTGCTGAATTAGAAAGAGATGCTGGTAAAACAAAAGGAATTAATGTTTTACATTATTCTAATCCCGTAACTGGTCAAAATGATGTCACCATGGTAGTGTTTGATTTACGTATATTTCAACAAGAACTTATGCAAATGAATCAGCCCACTCAGGCTTTTGAAGATTTACTCGCACAAGAATCATTAAAAATACAACACAATCAGCAGAACATTGATGTGGAGGGCCTTCGTCCGGGAGTGTGATAGGTATGTTCGGTTTTAATAAATCTCAACAAAATAATGGAGCGTTGAACCTCTCAATGAGTGGTGCTCCCATGAATAATCAATACGGCTCTAATTTAGGGGTTGGTTTACCATCGGCACAGTTTGCACCTCAACAACAACCTAATGGTTTCATGGGTGGAATGATGGGTGGTATGGGTATGAATCAACAACAACAAATGATGATGCAGAACGGTCAGATAACTCCTCCATCTGAAATGGAAATCATGGCTGCCTTATTACAATCACAAAATCCAATTCATAGATTTATAGCAGAAGGAGGGTTAGCCACTGTCATAGACCTAGTAGCAACAGCCACAAGTTTAAGTTTGATAAATATATTAAAGAACGCTACTTTTGTTATGAATGAAGATGAGGGTGCTATGAAATTAGACGCTACAGCGTTACCATCAGAACTACAAACATTAAGTGCTGAAAACGTTAGTATGTTATTGAACAATATTGTGGCCCAAAGCACACAAACAGTTCAACAAGCCGAAATGCAAAGACAGCAAATCATGAGTATGGCTCAACAGTCAATGATGGGTGGTGCTTTATCCGCTGCTCTAGCCGATGAAGGTATGATGAATAAAGTGGGTGGTGGAATTGGTAGCGTTGCTCGTGGATTAATAGGACTACCGACAAATAAATAAAAGTGATAATATGATAAACCAAGACCCAATGAATAATGCAGTTCGTGGATTAAGTGTAGCAAGTGTGAATATGTTTTCACCAAAAAGGTCAGTAATTACTGACATGATTATGGTACAATTTTTGAGTATAATAGTTACTTTATTTTTCATATTAGTTTTCAAAGGTGCTGAATTAAGCACTAATGAAGTAAGTATATTCTTAATTGGAATTTTTGCATCAGTTGTCATGTTGGGTGGAATCTATACTAGAATCGCTAAGTGACCATTTACCAAGAGGACAAACAGAAGATGGTAAGGCTGCTTTTATTTTCATAAAACATCCACAAACTCTACACATATTTGTGGACCTCACTAGATAGACACAATCATTACATGTTTTCAGTCTATCTTTGTATTCATTTTCTGTGACTCTGTTTTTGTTGATTATATCTTTAGTCGCTCTTTTAACCTCTTTTATTTTGGTAGATATATTTTGCCGTGGAACTCGCTTTATTCTACGGAACATATGATATGCAACATGTTTATACAGTTAGAGTTATCTGTGATGTTGCTTTAAGCGTGTACAATGGGAGAAGATAATAGAGTTACCAAAAGGTCTTGTCCTTTCTGTCAACATCCCAGTAGAGATGAATTAGAAGAGGCTTTATTGAGTGGTAGTATATCTCCTAAAGAATTAGATAAAGAAATGGGTTGGAGGTTAAATACTTCTGACAGGCACTTCAGAAATCATATGGGTCAGTACCACATGGCTGCTAATCCGCAATGTAAAATTTGTACTCACCCACAAAGAGCAGAGTTCGAAACTAGGTATTTTCAAGACGGTAGTGAGTCTGAAAATATAGCAAAAGAGTTAGACCTTGCTGAAACTACAGTCTACCATCACATGAAAAACCATTTTCAACCCCTAGTGCAACGCAGTGCTATAGCGGAGACCAGTCTCGCCGTTGGAGGAGAATTAAATGTACTTCGAAACAATGTCGAAAAACTCAACGATAAGTTGTCTGAATTGCTCCACGATGGGAGTATACACGAAGACGGCTTCGTCAAAGATGCAGTGTCTTTGCACAAAGAAGTCAGAGAGTCGATAAAAGATTTAATTAAAATGCAAGAAAATTGGGGGGCAACAAGTGAAAATGGTGAAATTCATAACACAATCAACATTCTTAAAGTTGAGTTGGGTAAAGAAAGTCCTGATACATGGGCAAGAATTCGTAGCCAATTGATAGACCAAGCGGGTGATATGTAATGTTAGCAGTGCCAGTTCCTGACCTATTACAAGTAACTCATCCCGGTTATCGTTATGTAAATTTAGGTAGGATAATGACTGAGAGAGATGTTCCTACTTTCCTTGATTATTGTATTAAATTAACAGAAAGGTTCGAACACTACGGTGATATAAATGTTACACCTATAGATTTGTTTCCCGCTATGATAAAATCTTTCGATACTTTATACAATAATGATGACCCTCAATATTTCTTACCCGCTGTTAAATTATTACACGGTTTACTAGAAGAATATGATTTAGTGGTTGATAATATGCAGCGTGCATTTTTAAATAATCCTAGAGTTAGCAATTTCTATAGAGACGTAGCATCAACGCTAAGATGTATATTTGAAAATATTATGGTGAGTGATATAGATGACTGAGGGAATGATGGGAAGAGGTTCTGATACTAGAATCTATAATCCGAGGTCTGAGTCCTCTTACATGTTTCGTAATAATCACGAAGAAGATACATACGGACACGAAGATGGTTATAATAAAGATAAAAGGATGGATAAAAAACAAGCCAAAAAAGAAAAAGAAGAAAAGGCTCATAAAAAAATCAAACATATCAAAATCAAACCTCATCACATGGGTTTACCTTCTACTCCTGAGAAAGAAGAAATGAACGAAGATGATTCAGACAAAAGAGACGCTGAAAGAGAAATAACAGCACAAACTGGTTCACCTGATGTCGGTGGTTTTCTCACAAGTCTTGCTAACCAAGCAAAAGGCCCCGGTGCTGCTGGTGGAGAAATGATGCAGATGTCCGAGCCAATGGAAAATGCTTGGTCTGATTTATTAAAAAGACAAAAAAGAGCGTGGGAAACATCCACTAAACCTTTCAAACAACCTAAAGGTGGTTTCGGTAATGAAGCACAGCAGAGTAATAGAAGAGCAAAATATGTAAGAAGAGAAAATCCAACTGGACCGATGGCTTTCGGTGGTGATACATCTGTTGACTTTGACCACCGAACTCTTTCTACATATCAACCTATTAGTCAAGCAGATAAACGTAAATATAATAGACAACTTGCTCAATTGAAACAGCGTAAAAAACATTTTGGAAACGTAAGAATTGTTGGCCCTAGACTTAGAACCCGTTCTGACCAATATTCTGCCCCAATGGGCGCTCCTAATTTAACACCTAGAAGACCACGTTTACATCCAGTTCGTGCTCCACCGATTGTGCCTCCTAAGATGAGAAGACCATCTTTGACTCGTCCTAAAATGCCTAGTATGGTAACTATGAGTGAGGATTCATTACCCGAGGATTCATTATTGAAAGCAGTTAATAAATATCAATTGGCTGAATTAAGAAACATAATGCGTGAAATGCGTAATCTGTTAAGAGATAAAAGGAATGAAAAGAAGAAGATGGCTGAAAAAGATGTTTCAGGCGGAGCGTCTTCTTTACCTAAGCACAACACTGGTCCTTCAGATAAAACTACCAAACCAACGGGTCCAACTGAAAGTGAAGATGCACGTAACTTTGCATTCAAACCCAGTCATGTGCGAGGTGGAACGGCTTGAGTTACATTTTTGTAAAAAGCAATCCAATTATCTTAAAGGGTCACGGTGTGGTCGGTTGGCACGCTGCTCCCGGTAAACCACTACAAAGCACAATGTATTCAGCATATCCACCTGAAGCGGTAGGCGCAGGTGTTAATCCTAAAACTGGTGGTAAAATTGACGCACCTGCATATGCTCATGGTGGGACAGCAGACCCACATCCATCAGGACACGCAGGTGTTGGTAATTTAATCCCCGGTAAATTCAAAATAGGAAGGCACGGTGAATTGGCTTACAACACAGGAATGAATAACGATGGAACAGAAAGAAATCATTATCATGGAATGGATGGCGTGATTAAAGATTTAGGAGATGCATTAGATAGAGCAGGTATTCTTGGTAAACATAGTAGTAGTTTAGGTATAAGGTTAAATCCAATTGACATACTTAATATGGCTATTGATGAAACAAATAAGGCTAGAAAAAATGCTGGTAAATCTGATATGTTACCTCATATTGAAAGTGATGAATGGAGAACAAATCATGTTAGTTCCTTTAAAGGAAAAAACTCAATAAATCAAAATGTAAGAGATAATGAGGGTAAACTCATAACTCAATTCACAAATAGTAATCCTCAGACATTAGGTACATTTATAGAATCTTATTCAAATCCTATTCACTTGGCTCTAAGAAATATGTTGTTAAATAAATTAGGAGGAGAATTCGGTCAAGAAAATATAGATGCTGTGTTTGGAAGTAAAGGGTATATACATGACAAATGGGCTACAATCGATTCACATCCTAGTAAAGTACAACTTTCACCTAATGTGATGAGACTCTCAGGAACAGGTGGAGACCAATTACAACAGGGAAATTTACCTGATAGTTTTATGCAAACAGTTCCCGAAGGATATAGTGCTGGTGGTATCCCTAGTGATATATTTTCTTATGAAATAGCACATCACTTTCCTGATATACTTCATTTACATGGTAATAAAACAACAAATGCAAGCACAGAAAAAGCAAAAAATTTACTCAGAAATGCTATTAATTCTTTAAAACAAAAAGGTATATCTGAAAATTTTGGAAAAATAACTTTACCTGTTCGTACCCCAACAGGTGATTATCAAGAAAGGTCACTTGATGAATTAATGCACGAGCCTACTGGTTATTTAGATGATTTAATGGATGATTTAAAACAAACTGATGGGTTTAAGATGCTATTTAGTCGTTTAAAAAATACTCAAAGGGGTGGAAAAACACTTCAACATTTAGTTGACCATTTTGATTCAAAAGCCGCTCTTGGTCATGAGGGTTTCTTAAGTCATTTTGTAGCGGGCGAAGGTAATCCAAATTATCAAAAAACATTAACTTCAGAGGGTGTTCATCCTAGAGCGAAAAAAATTTATGCTTTAGCCCATGCATCGGGACACTCTGAAAAGGGTACGAGTAATCTAAGACACTATGAACCCGAAGACCCATCTTTGTATGCTCAATTGGGTTACAATGTCGATTCTTTGGATACTGTGGATAGTAGAAGAAAGGCTTTAGAGGGTATAGCGGATATAATCGCTGGCTCTCACGATATGGAAGTTAAAAGAGATTTGATACATCCTGATGAAATGCCTACCCAACACTTAGCGAGTAGAAAGGTTACAGACATGGGTTTGTTTGAAAATAAACCAAATCTTCCGGACCATGTATCATACTCTACTGGTTTTGAAACCCCACCTCCACCGACTGAGGCTCAAGCACAAAAAGTGCCACCGGGTCCACCTCCAAAAATAGACCCTATGCTTACAGCACAACCGGGAGTCAAGGTTGCACCACCTATTACACCAATGGCTGCACCAGCACCTGCACCCAGTGTACCAGCACAAGTTCAATTTCCATTACAACAAAGTCCTGAGTTAGTGGCTGCTAGAAGACATTTAGGTCAAGCATCACCTCAATCTTTCAGAAGTATAGCACAACAAGCAAATTTACCTGTAAGATTACAACCCGAAGGTCCTTTGAGTTTTGATGAACAAAGATATCAACAAGCCATGGGAGACCCCGGCCAAACATTTTTATCTCAATACATGAAGTCACAAGACAAAAATCTATCAATTACAGATAGAATCACTAAAGCCATGGAAGATATGCAAATGGACGATGCTCTTGCTGACAACACTGTAATGAAACATGCTTTACCAAGACCAGTAAATATTGCTGATGAATTTGGTATTAGACATCTTGCTAAAAGTGTAGACCTAACACCAGTTGATGTGAAAACAATCGCTCACTCAATGGGTGATTGGGAACGTATAGCAAAGAGATTAAATGTTTCTCCCACAGTCGTAAAGGTAATCAAAGTTAGTATTGGGGGTGTTTAATTGAGTTATGTAGGAGTCATTAAAAAACAAGAAGCACAACCATTCCAAATGCAATTACCGTTAGGTGGTGATGATGCCCGACCCCAAATTTACACAACTATAGGTGGTTCGGGTGATAAATATTATGGTATGCCAACCTTGAGTGAGACAGACGAAAAATTAGCAAGAGAAAGCACTCTTCAAAGTACTATATCGGGTGAACCTGTTCGTGGATTCAAAGAGGCTAAATTTAAACCTCATAGCATGCAACATGCAGCGGCTTATGGTGTAACACCCGCTGTAGGTGCAGAATTACCTCGTGGTGTTACCCGTGAACAAATTTATAATCTTGCTGGTAAATACGGCGGGGGTTTAGGTAGAGCAGCAGATATAGCATCTAAATTATATGGAACAGTAAGAGGTTTAACTGCTTTACAAAGAGCAACCGCTAGTGGTACTGATGCTCTTTCTGCTTTAGGTACTGCTGGTTTACAAGGTTATACCGCTGCACAAACTCTTGCTCCTGTTGCGGTAAGAGCAGGTACTGGTATAGGTAGTCGATTTGGTAGAGATGTTGCTTTAGCGGGAGCGGAGCCCGAGCCTAAGCCACAACCCACAATAGCGGAACCTATTATGGTACCACCTGCGCCTTCACCGCCAACTTCTGTTCTAAACCCTAAGGCTGTTGCGGCCAATGTGGAAAGATATAATAGAGAACTAAAAGAATTCGAGGATTATAATCGATTATTAGCAGATAAAAATGAGTTAGAAGAAAAAGCAGAAGAAATCCCTACGGATTCACAAGGAAATCCTTTATTCGAAAAAAACAGAGAATTAATGGAGCGACTTCATGAAGCACGAAGAGAATTAAACCAAAGGGCTATGACCGATGCCGCTATGGGTATACCACCAGTGGGTCCTCCTACTCCACCACCAGTTGCTCCTCCTACTTTACCACCAACATATGATAGTGAACAACGAAAGAAGATTGATGCTGAAATTTTAAGTAATATCGGCTCATCAATTCCTGCTAACGAAATAAGTGAAATACCTTCTACGTCACTTGAACAACGTGAAAAAACACCTGAAGAAATACAAATGGAAGAATTAGAAAAATTCGCTAATGCTACTAATAATCAAATGGGTTGAGTTTATGCAAGATAAACAGCAAATGCAGGAACTTCTCATAGAGATGGACACTAAAATGTCCGAGCGTTCTTTCAAGTATTTCTTTGAAACTGTATTGGGTTTTCATTATTCAAATCATCACAAACAATGGGATGAGGGTTTGAAAAATCATAGATACTATTGTGTTAAAGCATCTCGTGACCACGGTAAGTCTACGTTATTTATGTCGTATGCATTATGGATTGCTGCTTTTAATCCAAAAACACATATCATGATTTTCAGTCACAGTCTTGAACAGACATTAGAACACATGCGTTTTATCCGT